TTAACAAATTTATCTATGTTTTGTCTCAACATTGAAAGCTTATCGCCTTGGTCTCTAGAAAGTCTTCTTGAGTTTTTTAATGTAGATAGTCTAGAGTACTCTGAAAAGTACTGATCAAAAATTAACTGTTGTGCATATTTTGCATACGAGTTAAATTGAGCAACCGTCAAAGCGCCTCTATTCTCTTTATTTAATACACTTAATACCGTGCTTCTAACGTGATCTATCATTAGCAAATCTTTCCACAAAAATACAAAAAAAAGAGGAGCCGTTTTAATGACCCCTCCTTAGTAGCTGACTTACAGAAATAGCTTATAGTTTATTTGTAATGCCTTGCAGTACATCTAATCCATCATCTGTCTTAAAAAATGCACCAAGAGCTTGATAAACATTCTCTCCATAAGGAACTGTAACTATCTTATCTTTTGTTTTATTATTCCAACACACTGTTCTGTTATCGTCCTTGATGAATATCACACCCATCTCTACAGCACGAACAGCAACATTTCTTAGTTTCAAGTTTTCATCATTCGATAAACTCATAACCTCTTGTGGATTTCTTCTAGCATAGATAAGCATGTCCCTTCTCATCTCCTTAGAAGACATATCAGAGACTGACCTTCCATCTAATGCAACCCTTGCAATAGCTTCAAGGTCTTCAATATCCATATCCCTAACAATGTTCTGAGCGTCTAACTTCTCCTCTTCAGACGCAATCTCTTGTTCTGCAATTTTATTAGGATCAAACTCCTCATACTCCTTGTTTAAATCTGGATGATATATCGACAAGAATTGCTGAAGTAATACTTGCTCTTTTGGTAAAACCAACTTTCCGTCTCTAAAGATTATAGCTGGAAGCGTTACGTCTCCATACTGCTCGTCCTCAAACACAGATGTTTGGTTAGACGCAAAGCGAAGTGAGCGTGTGATTTTTCCATCAAAATATTGTAGTGGTTTATTTACGTGGTGTTTTGAACGTAAAATGTAGTTGATAGGAGTTCTACTTCCTCTTAGTATATATACCCTATCCTTTACTTCCCATTGAGGCTGGGTAGCCGTAGTTTTTTTTGCCATTTTATTTGAATTAAATTTTATTATAAAAAGTAAGAGTTACCCCCGTCAATACAACGAGGGTAAATCCTACAGTAAATATTACTTCATTAAGATAAAGTTGTTTGCTCCGTGTACACAAAGCGCTCTTTCACTTAAGAAGTGGACTTGCATTGCATCAAGATCACTTGACATACCAGCAGCGCCAGCAGATCCAGTTACCCAAGACTTATACTTACGATCCTCTGCTTCTGATTTTCTATACTTCACATGTAAGAAAGGACGTACAGCATTTTTACCTAAAACTTGATCGTAGATAGTTGTAGTTCCCGCAGGTACTAACACACCGTCTACAGCAGAAGTTAAGGCTCCAGTTGTAGCGTCATTTAAGTATTTCCAGTCAGTTTTGTAGAAATCGTATCCTAAGTTGAATCCTTTGAATCCAAGGCTGATAGCCATTTCTTCATCGTTATCAAACAATCCATAAGAACTTGTAGACGCACCGCTGTTATTTTGTGCAGCAAGTACATTGTCAATTTCAAATGATTTTGTTCTGTTAACGAAAAGGACGTTCTCTTGAATAGCTCCTTCTTTGTCTAACACCTTGATGATCTCTTCAATATCAGTACGATCAGCAATAGATCCAGTAGCAATGTTTCCTCTATTTTCTAACTCATAGAATAAACCTTTTGTACCTTTATATCCAGCAGTCTCAGCTCCTGAACTAGCAGCAGCAGGTTCTCCTTCAATAAGAGATAATTCTAAATAGTCTTCGAAACGTAGACGAGTTTCATGCTCTGATTTTAAGTACCAAAGGTATCCAGACGCACCATTCTCAGTAGTCACCTCAATCCATCCGATCTGCGCCATGTCAGAACCATTGACTTCATACTTGTCTTTGATTATGATAGGAGTAGTTGTTTGGATGTCTTTTGGAGCCTCTAAAGATCCGCTCATACCGTTAGTTCCTTTTGCAAATTCAGAACCAAAAGCAAAAACACTTAATCCAGTAGTTCCTACAGCAGCGTCAATGTTGGCTCCTGAATAAGAAGCTACATCAAAAGTGTTTGCAGTTACAGCTGTAATAATAGCCTTATCTTGGTCTGTACCATCAGAAATAATAACTGTTTGATTTAAACGGAAAGGATGTCCATTAGATGTAATTACATCTGCAGAACGTGTTGCTCCAGTAACTGCTAAGTGAAGTCTTCCTTGCTCTGACCATTGGATTACGTCAGACTGGAAAGGCATCTCAGCACCTACTAGTCTTAAAAAAGAGGAAACGGAACGGTTTCCATACTTTTCAAATTCTGCTTCATATACATCAGGAAGGTACTGAGAAGTAAACTCAATAGCTGATCCTAAATAGTTAGTCGATAAAGTCGACTTCGATGGAGCGGGGGTTAATGCGCCGCCAACTCCTGTCATTGTTACACTCATTTTTTTTGTTTTTTAATGATTTATTATCTTTTTTTAATTTTAAACGAGAACGTATCATCAGAAGAAACTGCTCTAAACTTTGTACCTCCTACATCAGTTTGCGCATTTTTACGAACAGACATGTCAATGTTTTTTGTTTCCTTGACAATACCATCCGTAGCATCAGCCCTTCCTTGTTCATAAAAGTACTTAGCTAATGAATCCGCATTCTGTGCAGCGTATAAAGCTTTGTGATACGCATTTATATCTTTAACGACACCCTTTTCGTCTAAGTGCTGATTAAAAAAGTTGTTTATATCTGATTGAACTTCTTTAACCTTACCTAGGTCTTTGGGGCGAAACGACTGCTTTTTTTCTCCAACATTAAATTCAAAACCTTTGAACTCATCAGAAAAAAGAGTATTCGTTTTATCCATAAAGATACGAGAGCGCTCACCTTGAGACTTTGTTTCTTGCTCAGATTGTTCTCTATATTGATTATAAAAGTTAAAAGCTTCCTTGTAGGGCTCTGGAATGTCAGCATCTCTTGACTCAAGAGGTGCCTTATACTTTTCCTTCAATCCTTCAAAGTAACTTGTAGCTTTGTATAATTCTTCTTTATATGCAATCTTCTTGGCCTTGATCTCCTTCTCTTCGTCCAGTTCACTATCATAGCTGTACTGCTCTCCAATTAGGTAATCGATCTCCTCCATGTCTAGATGAGGTTTTGTTTGCTTGTAATATTCTCTCAAGCGTGTTGTCTCATCTACTTCTGACCAGTTTTGCTGCAGTTTTGCGTAGTCATCAAATGAACGACCTGTTTCATTTTTGTACTCCATAAACTTAGCAACATCCTCTGGTATAGATTGCTCTTGTGTTTTTCCAGTATTTTTAAGAACGTCAATAGACTCGACCTCAAGGTCGTGCCTGTCTTTCAAATAGCTTAAAATGCTATTATCATCAATCTCAAATGGTTTCTCTACTTCTTGCTTTTCTTGTACGTCTTCTTGCTCTTCTGTTTGCTGCTGTACGACGTCTTTGTTTTCTTGCTCTTGTATGCCATCCTCTTGAGGTTGTGTTTGTACTTCTTCTATTACTTCTTCCGTAGGCTCTTGTGCAACTTCTTGCGTCACCTCTTCCTGCGGTTGTTCCTTTTGTTTTGGCTCAATAGGATTACCATCGGCATCCAAAGCCCTTACTTTCCATTCCATTTGAATTAAATTAAATTATAGTGCAAAATTAAATAATTAATCAATGCCAACGATTCCCTCTAGACCTGACCCTAACGAGTCTTGACCATCAAAATCAATTGGATCTAAGTCTTGCTGTCTTTGTTGTATTAATTTAGACTGTTGTGTGGCTTGCTTTGCAGTTCTCTTGTCTTTCCTGTCCTCCTTGTACTCATCTTTCTCTTTCTGCATCATGATCTCGTTGCCTTTTATTTGGCCCTCAATTCCTTTTTGCAGTTTTATAAGTTCAGACTTAAGAATAAACTCTTGTTGCATTCTCTGCATTTCTAGCTCTGCTTCAAGCTGTTTTATTTTAGCCTCAGCCTCCATTTTAGCTAGTGCTGTTTGTTGCTTTCCTTGTTCTGCAGTTAAAGCAGCCTGTTGGTTTGCCTCTGCCTGTAAGGCAATGTTTTCTTGCTGTCTCTTGTTATCCAGCTTCTCTTTTCTTCTTTTTCTAACCTTAAGCAGTTGAGACGCTATCTTTACGTTCTTAACGTTTCTAATATCAATCGCATCATCAATATCTATCTTTCCAGCTGAAAGAGATGTTTGGATGTTTTGCTCTAGCATCTGCTTCTCTTCCTCATCAGGATGCATCTCAATGAAAATACCAAAGTCGTGTAGGTGAAGTTCTTTAATTTCTTCTAATATATCTACACTGTATTTTCCTATGTTCTTAATGAAATCATCTTTCATGTCAGAATACTCGAGAACATCAGATATTCTATACGCAACACATTCCGCTAGTCTCTCTGTTATAAATAAACCAGACTTAAGTATATGTCTAGTTGCTGTATTTGAATTTAAGGCAGCTAGTTTTTGAATTCCAACTAGTGCTTTTGAGTCTGGCATAGATCCATCCCTGGCTTCGTTTAATCCTGTAACACCTCTTAACATATTCAAGTTGTAGTTGTACATGTTAATTAAGGAGGATATCTTTGAATTAGCCCCAGAGGACGTTAGCTCTTGAACTGGAATCTTTCCACTGTTAAACTCACCCTCTTCCGTGAAGCTTCTACCTAAAACTGATCCAGTCTGAAAATACATATTCAATGCCTCTTGAGGAGAATATGTGTTTCCGTTACCTAAGTTTATTGAAGATATTCCATCAAGATCAATGAACACCCCATCTGGTATCATTTTAGCCGCAACTTGTTGTAGCTTTAAGTGAAGCAACTGTATTTGATCAGCAAAAGGTATCATTCTTTTTACTAAAGAATCAATCTGTCCCTTGTACATTTTTGGCGCACTTACAACGAACGGTGCAAACACCTTCTGCATCGAGCTTTTTGGTCGCACCATGTTTTTCATTAATTCCCACTTGAGAATCTTGTTTGTTCCTAGCACAAGAACACCTTCGTACCATACGTCAATTCTTTTAGATAGTTTTTCAAAACGTGCTTGTTCACTTTTCGGTGGATTAAATTGATCGTCTTTTCTTAGCACTTTATCTCCTCCATAGGAGTTTTTCTTTTTCTTGTATACAATATTCTTGTCTGTCTTATAACAGAAGTATAATAACGTAGCTGTATTAAGATCAAAGTTATCTGTTTGGTATCCGCCTCTTGTTCCTTGATATGAATCAAACTTAGAGGAAGACTTACCTATTTCATCAATCTCTTCCTTTGTTAACTTAGGATCGATTTTTTTTAACTCTGTAATGTTTACATTTTTTACTTCTCCAAAATAATAACAGTCTTCAAAATGAGGATCATCAGTTGGACTATGAACTAAATCAGATGGATCTACATACTCAATCTTAATACCATCGTGAGTATTGAAAGTGTGCTTTGAAGCAGAAATACCTAAAACAGCAGAGTCTTCGTCTATTCTCTTTTTAGTGTACTCGTAATTATTATGCCTTAATATAGATGTAATCGCTTTCTCTTCAGCGATCTCTATGTCATCCTTATAATCTATTGTCATATGAATGTCAAGCTCATCCTCAGTCTCTGGAATCATATCTGGCTGAACGCTAAACATATTTTTTCCCAAGAGAGCTCCTATTTCCTCAAAATCCTCTTTGTTTCGCATTTCTGTTTGAATGCGGTTCTTGTACATTGCCTTCTTATTTGAGGATATGGGATCAATAGCTTCTGCTTTTACATCAAACAATCTATTAGATATACCATTGACAACAATATCTACAAACTTCGGTATAATAGGCACTGGAGTCCAATCTAAGTTTAGATAGGATATGTCTCCATTGATGGCAAGTTCATCCTTGTACTTCCGTACAGACTGATCTCCCATAGCATAAGTCCTGAGCTTGTGGTATGTGTCTCTGTTATTATAAAACCTAGATTGACCGCCATCCCTTCTGAACCATTCTGATTCGATAGCACGACCAACCATAAGTCCATACTCTTTAGATGCCTTCTCAGCATCTGACGCTAATTGATTTGGAAATCCTATAACATATCTCCCAGAAGATCCTTGCATATTATTACTTTATAATAGAGCTAACTGTGCCGCCATTATTATACTTTGCAAAGTTAACATTTATTTCTATATTATTTTTCTGAGGTTTAACCACATACTTCTGGTTTGCCATTATAGCTAAACCCGAACTAACGGTTGCATCAAATTTAGTTCTTTTGTTGATATCGTAGTTTGCCCAATCAAGTAAAGTCCTTGTGAAATACATGTCTCCACTGCCATTTTCACTAAACCCAACATTATTTTCTATATAACTCTCAATAGCCTCAGCGTGAATGGATATGACTGCTGGAGACGATGGTATGCCTCCTAGTTCCCTTTCTGCTTTTGATAAATCATTTCTATTCTTATCAGGCCTATTTATACTCCACTTCCTATAACCTCTATTTTTTAAGTGATACAAGAGCCTTGGCTTGTTGTTCTCTGCAAGTACAGGCATCCCATAAAAAACCATAGCCATTAAAACATCCTCATAGAACAACTCTGCAGTCTGTGGCCTGTATACATATTCAAGGAAAAAAGAATTAGATGGTCCATCAAGGTTTGGTTTTGTGTGACCGTGAAGAGCTCCATTAGACCCTCCACCCCCTACGGTTCCAGAGATATCATAAGAGTCACAACCAAAAGAACCTATGTGCTCATTTCCAGGGTATTTAATCCCTGACTTGGTTATAACTCTATTTCTTAGCTCTCTTGGTGGTATCCATGTAACATAAAAACGCCCATTCTTATCAGGACTCCAAACAACTTCACTGTCCTTTATTCCATTTTGCCAATGAAAAGAGCCTCTCTGTACAACTCTTTGCCTCTCTAACCCGTCATTGTAATCTATTTGCTGGTATAGCTTAGTTAGGTTGAATAAACTATTCTTAGCCTCATCCCTAAATGCATGACCTTCCGTTCTAGGAAACTGTCTATAGAACTCATTAAGTGCGTCAGAATCGTTTCTAAGGCTCTCTACTTCATTTTCCCAGTAGTCTAGTACTCCACTATCTATAACGTCACCATAGGGGTCTAAAACGGCTTTATTTGGCTTTCTAAAGACAGGCTGTCCATGTTGATCTAAAAACCCCTCAAAGTTCCACTCCATCGGGATGAAAAGTGAATACATACCACTTTTGGTTTGACCATTTGCATTTCTTCTACTAGCATCTGAGTCATTATAGAGTTTCTTGAAGTTACTTCCTCCTTTATCTAAGGCATTGGAAGTAGATCCCATAAGACACTTTCCTATGATCCTTCTACCTAGTCTTAATGTAGTTTTAGTGACACGCCAGTTGTTGAGGATATTATCTGGTTTCTCCCACTTTCCAGATTCATCGTGAACAAGGAGTCGTAGCTTTTCACCATCGTATGAGTTATCTCCAGTGTTCTTCCAATCAATTGTAGTGTCGAGTCCTGTAAGTGTCTCTTCACTTTCTGTGTCCGCAATAGATCTTCTTGTAAGCTTTGATGCTGGAACCCTGTAGGCAAGCTCTGTTTTTGGTCTATCCATACCGTCTTGTATTGGCTTGAAGAAGAAGGGATAGTTTGTTGATATTGGAACGACCTTGTCTGTGAACATTTTCTTTGCATCTGAACCACTCTTGGATAAAATACCGAACCTAGCATCGGAGGTGATTGTAGCCTGGTTGACTGTCTCTGATGATGACATGAAGCTAAACCCAGACCGTCTGTTTTTGAGGTAGCACATTCCATAGCATCTGTTGTCTGCTTTACATGCTTCCCAAAATATAAAGAAGATTCTATTTGACTCTCTAAATTCTGGATGTCCAATGTCAATCTTTGTCCACTGAAGGTACATGTAGTGAGTGCCAGTAATATAAGTAGGAATGCCATTATTCTTAAACCAAAAACCACCTTCTCTTCTTTCGAACTCATTCTCAATGTAATCGACCCATGTTTCTTTGAATGCATTCGGGTACTCATTCCACTGGAATATGGTCTTGATCTTTTTAAGCTCTTTGGGGTGTTCAAACGCCTCCCAGTATTGTTCTGATTCTTTAGCACTTTTTTGGTAGATTTTATTCGGCTGCAAAGGTAGTGCTATTTTTAAATTCTGTATTTCTACAACCTTTCCTATCTGACCACTTTTTGATATAACAACAACATCGTGCTTGGCATTGTAACCATACGCCCAAGACTTGCTTTTATTTCCAGATTTTAAGTCCTTTGTTGGTATATGATCTAATACCTTACAAAGCTTAAGACTTTCTTCCTCTAGACTCGGCAAAGCTTTGGAATCCTGTATCCTTTCCTTTACTGTTTTTAGTCCCGTCTTCGCCATTTAGTTTCTCTCTTTCGTTCTCTATTCTTTGAAGTATTTCAAAAGCATCAAATATTGCAAGCTTTTTTGTAGCAGCCGCATTCTTTAATCTATCAGCAGCAAGATCATCGTCTGGCTTCCCTGTGATTATTTTTTCCTGAGCAACCTTTATTAACTCCTCTACAGCCCTTTCTCCAGCCTCAATAACTCTATTTATAGTGTCAAGGACCTTGTCTTCATCATTCTTCTGCATTGAAAGTAGTTGTTGTGTGCCATGCTCCATCAAAATTCCTAAGAATAATATCGTTGGAGCTATTTGTTTCACTTTGATTTTGCTTAATCGTCATAATATCTACAAAAGCAATAGACAACAAGTTAATGCTTTTTTGTATTTCCTTTAGCTCATCGCTAATATCATTCGACTTTATATTAATTGTGTCTTTACTCATTATATTTAATTTTACTTCTTGCGTCTAGTAATCCTCTTTCGTATTCTGTCTTTTTTTCTAGCTCTATTACTCTATATTCGATTTTTTCTATAACCAAAACCTTTTCATCCAACCTCTCATGAACCAATCTCAACTCATCCTTTAGTGCTGTAAATTCTGAGAATATCCCCCCAGCAGCAAAAACACTTGCCACAAATGTTATGACAATAGACATGTTGTTTTTGAAAAAAGAATCCACATTAGTTAAATTTAATACAAATATCTGAATCTTTCATTCTATAGGTTTTTTCATCATCTATAGTGAACTCATATTCGGAGTTCTTAGTGAACCCAACTTTAGTTCCCTCCTTATACAAACTACTGTTTTTTACAACTCCCACATGCTCTTCCTTTTGTTTATCTGATCTATAGATTTCAGAATCTTGAATATGATCGATAGGGTTAATAAAGCAATACCCTTCCGTAGTTTTCCAGCCA